CCATGGACGTTGTGTTTGTACGCGAGAATTGGAACAGCGACGGCTCTGACGCGGTGCTGCCGTGCGGAGAATTTGAACTCGATCACATTTCCTGCAGCGGACCGCCGAACACGGTCTGCATCAAAGGCTCCTCGATTCCGTTTTCCTCGCAGCTCCGCCAGACCTGCAAGAGCAAAGCATGGGAAAGCTATACGCTCTCCGGCATCGCAAATGAGATCGCCGGAAACGGCGGCATGACGTGCATGTATGAATCAGACAGCGACCCGTATTATGAGCGCGTCGAGCAGATTGACATGAGTGACATTGAATTTTTGTCGCAGCTCTGCCACGATGCGGGGATTTCTCTCAAGGCAACAAATCAGATCCTCGTGCTGTTCGATCAGCGCAAATACGAAGCGTTGCCGGAGGTCATTACCATCAAACGCTACGACCGCAGCTACAAGACCTATCAGCTCGAAACCAGCGCAGCCGATGTGCAGTATGCGTCGTGCCGGGTGTCCTACGTCAACCCGGAAACAGGTCAGTGCATCGAGGGCATCGCCAAAATTGAGGGATACACCGAGGACCCGAACAACCAGCAGCTAGAGCTTACCGCCAAGGTGGAAACAGCGGAAGAAGCAAAGGCGCTGGCAGAAAAGAATCTCCGGCTGCACAACAAGTTCTGCCGTCAGGCACGGTTTCTGCTGCCGGGAGATACAAACCTTGTCGCAGGCGTCAATGTCATGCTGAAAGGCTGGGGCGGCTACGACGGGAAGTACATCATCAAGCAGGCTGTCCACAAGCTGGATGGCAGCGGCTACACAACGCAGATCTCTTTGCGCATGGTGTTGGAGGGATATTGATGGATGCTGAAAAAGTGCTCAAGCGGCTTGTTCGCATCGGGACAGTGACGGACATCGACAATGCCAAGCGAAAGGCGCGTGTGAAGTTTCAGGACTGCAATATGACGTCCGGCTGGCTCTATGTGCTGGATACGCACCCGCACATTCCGGCATACGACCCTGCGCCGTAAAAGACGCAAGTGCAGGAGGGGCATCAGCACGATCTGACGATCAAGCCTTGGATGCCGCTGGTCAACGATACGGTTCTTACGCTCTATCTGCCTGTGTTCAACGGAGACGGCTTCGTGCTGGGAGGTATCGGATGATTGTAGGAGCATTGGGAGGCATTGTCTTTTCGGTATCGTCACGCACGGTAAAAACGATCAGCAATCTCATATGGTCCGGCTCTGCGCGATACGCTACGCACGATCTTCACGCCGGCAACAGTATATCGGAATACACGGGAACGAACCTTGCGAAGATTACCTTTGACATTCAGCTTTTGTCCTCGCTCGGCGTCGATCCGATGTCCGAGATCTGGCGGCTGTTCGATCTGGAGCGGCAGGGCGCGACGCTGCCGCTTACAATCGGCAATCACGGATACGGGCGCTACCGCTGGACGATCCTGAATCACAAGGTCAAGGCAGAGCACTTTGACGGGCACGGGAACATCATCGGCGCGACGCTGAGCATTTCCCTGCAAGAATACTTACGATGAGAGGCGCGCTATGGGATACAAGATCACTATGTCGGAGATCGGACCGATCAGCCTGAACGAAACCGACACCGTAAAATCCATTCTGCAGAACGTGTCCATCATCCTGCGGACGATCAAGGGCTCTTGCCCGATGTATCGCGGTTTCGGCGTTGACGCAACCTTGATCGACCGCCCGATTCCGGCGGCGAAGGTACTGCTGTTTTCGCAGATTCGTGAAGCGATCGAAGAATACGAGCCGCGCGTCCGCGTCAAAAGCGTTGACTTCGATACACGCTCAGAGATGCAGGGCGCGTTGATTCCGATTGTGGAGGTGGAAATCGTCAATGAGCCGTAACACAGAATTTCAGTTTGTTTCGACAGACGCTGCGGAGATCACCAATTTTCTGATTTCCGTCTATGAAAATCTCACTGGCATAAGCGTCAGACCCGCCAGCCCCGAAAAGCTGTTTGCGCAGTGGGTAGCCAGCGTCATTATTCAAGAGCGCGTCTACAACAACTACACGGCAAATCAGAACATTCCGAGCCGTGCTGATGGCAAGAACCTTGACGCGCTGGCGGAGCTTTATTATTTGCAGAAGCGGCCGCAGGCGAAGCCCGCCTATTGTACGGAACGCTTCACGATCTCCGAGGCGCAGACGTTTGCCGTCCTCGTTCCAAAGGGAACGCGCGTCACCGACGCGAGCAATACCCTGATCTGGGAAACCGTTGCCGACGCCTATATCAGTGCAGGCGAAACCTATGTTGATACCGCGATTCGGTGCCAGACAGACGGCACAATCGGCAACGGCTACGCGCTCGGGCAGCTCAATGTGATCGTTGACGTGTTCGACTACTACACGTCCTGCACCAATATCACCGCATCGGACGACGGCTCGGAGATCGCCAGCGACGAAGAGTTCTATGAGCTGATGCGCGAGTCCATGTTCGCGTTTTCTACGGCTGGTGCAGTCGGCTCTTATATCTACCATGCAAAATCGGTATCGACTGAGATCACAGACGTACAGGCAGTACGTCCGGCTGTCGTGAAACGGGCGACGCTCGACCTCTATACAAAAGGCGGCGTCAAATACGCATTTTTGGGGGGAGACACCATCGACCTGCCCTCTCTGGCGGTCTACGCCAAGGGCAGCAGCGCGGCGGCAAGTGCCGACACGGACTATACCGCCACCTATGAAAACGGTCTGCTGCAAATTGCAATCACCGCAGGCGGCGCGCTGGCAAGCGCAAGTCAGATCGACGCGTCGCTCACCTTTGACGGAGCGGGACACGTCGATATTTACGTTCTGATGGCAGACGGCACGATCGCAACTACTGAAATCAAAAACGCCGTCCTTGCCGCCTGCAACGAAAGCAAGGTGCGTCCTCTGGCGGACTATGTCAGTGTGAAAGACCCCGGTATCGTCTCCTACGACATCGACTTTACCTACTACGTCCCAACCGATACAACGCTCTCCGGCGCGGCGATTCAGGAAGCCGTGAATGCAGCCGTTGAGCAGTACGTCGCGTGGCAGTCCGGCAAACTCGGCCGCGACATCAACCCCGACAAGCTGCGTGATCTTTTGTTCCACACAGGCGTCAAGCGGATCGTGCTCCGCTCCCCAAGCTATACGGTGCTGGAGGGCGGAAAGAACAACGCCGCGCCGCAGATTGCAAAGCTAGGGGCAAAAACAATCGTGAACGGGGGCTACGAGGATGAATGAGCAGTACGGTCTCACGGTTGAGAACCTGCTGAATGTCCTCCCCGATGTGCTGCGGCAGGATGAAAAAATGCTCGCACTCGCAACCGGCGTCGCGGAGATCCTGACAGCGCGCCCCGCCGAGATCGAGCAAAACATGATCTACCAGCACATCGACACGCTGCCGGAGGCGCTGCTCGATCAGCTTGCGCATGACTTTGGCGTGAGCTGGTGGGATAACGACTGGAGCATTGAGCAGAAGCGTGCCACGTTCCGCGAGTCCTGGCACGTCCGCAGGCACCTCGGCACGAAGTACGCCGTCGAGCTGGCGCTGTCTACCTCGTTCGGCTCCGGCAAGGTGCAGGAATGGTTTGAATACGGCGGCGAGCCGAATCACTACCGCATCTTTGACGTTGACATCCGGCAGGTCAACGACAACATCCGCACGTTTCTGCAGATCCTTGAAGTGGTCAGCCGCAAGAGCGCAGTGCTGGACAGTATTCGTGCAATTTCCGTCCGTGAGCTGATTCTGTACTTCGGCGCGGTTATGAGCGTCACGAAGAAATTCAAGCTCACCACGGGCGAGGTCAACACGGACATCGACATCATGGGCGATGAAGCCGGAAACGCTCTGTGCGACTGGGATGGCGGCTTGATTATGATGGATAAGGAGGCAACGGTATGACACACTGGCTGACCCCTGACGGGTACAACGTCATGCTTCGCGGGCTCATGGGCGACGCGATCAAATTCACACGCATCAAATACGGCAACGGTACGCCGGGCGACGGCGCGAACGATCTGAAAAATCCGCTGCTCTCTCTGAAAATTCCTTCTGCGACGCGCAGCGAGAAATACATCACGCTGACGGTGTCGTTCAAGAACGTCGAGCTGGAGATCGCGGGCTTCTGGGCAACGGAGATCGGCATTTTCGTCGAAGACCCTGACGACCCCACGAACGAACTCTGCTACTGCATCTGGCAGGAAACAGAGGTCGAAAAAGCGGACTATATCAATCCCAACGTTGAGCGCCTGCTTGCGTCGCAGTATGATTTCGTGGTGTTCGTCAGCGATGCAGAAAACGTGTCTGCGGCGCTTGGTGAAACGCTGGTCTATGCAACCGTTACGGAGCTGAACAATCACAAAAACGATAAGAACAATCCACACAAGGTGACCAAGGAGCAGATCGGGCTTGGAAACGTAGAAAACAAGGCTCTGATCGACCAGACACCCACCTTTGCGACAGCAAAGGAGCTGTCGGATATTTCATCCGGCGAGAAGATGGGATCTATCCTCGGAAAGATCGCAAAGGCGTTGTCGCTGCTGAAATCGCATCTTTCCGACTACAGCAACCCGCATAAGGTAAAGCCCGGTGACATCGGCGCCGCCGCATCAAAGCATTCACACAGCGCCACTGACATCAACGACGGCACGGTCGTCGTGCGGCGCGGCGGCACAGGGCGCAGTGAGTGGACGAAGAATTGCATTGTCTTCGCAGACGGCGAGAAATCGCTCAGTCAGGTTGCTGCGCCGACGGAAACTTCGCTGCTGGCGCAAGGACCAGATTCCGCTCCTGTCTTTATGAAGCTGTCCAGTCTGGCATTGTTTGTCACCGGCAACACGCCGCCGACGCAGAAGAATCTTTTCTGGATTGATCCGACACCTGTTACCGGCGGCTTGAAGTATTGGAACGGCACCGACTGGGAGCACGTTCCTGTTGCTTATTCTTGATCTTAGGAGGACTCTCGCATGAAAATTCAGATTGAAGCCGAGCTGTCCAATTACATCGAGTCCCTGCACTATGACAAAAACGCCGTCCGTGAGCTGCTGCTCATGGCGGCGAAGGAGGGGCTGAAAGATACCGATGCATACAACGCATGGATGCAGGACTACCTCGGCAAGAGCAAGGAATATGAGATCGCAAAAGCGACGCTGGAACGTGAGTTTATCATTCCTGCCGTCGGCAATGCAGCGGTTGACTGGGTGCTTGATTTCTCGACCGCCACGGTGACGGTGACGCCGCGGGAGCAGACCGATGACTAGGCCACAGGAAACCTTCACCGATATGCTGGCGCGGCTTTTCCCCATGCCGGGTATCCAGCTTGGCATCAACTCGCCGCACTCCAAGTGCATTACATTTCAGGTGACGGAAGACTGCAACCTGCGCTGCAGCTACTGCTATCAGGGCTGCAAGACGCACCGGAAGATGTCGCTTGAAACCGCCAAGGCCGCCGTCGATATGCTGCTCGCCGCAGACGAGCGGACAAATCAGTACATCACGTCCACGGAGGTTGCCGGGGTCGTTCTTGACTTTATCGGCGGTGAGCCGCTGCTGGAAGTCGAGCTGATCGACCAGATCCTCGACTACTTCGTGGCGCAGACCTTCCGCCTGCATCATCCATGGGCGACGCGCTGGAAAGCGTCGATGTCCACAAACGGAACGCTGTACTTCCGCCCGGAGGTACAGCGGTTTTTGGATAAGTGGGCAAAGCACCTGTCGCTCTCCATCAGCATTGACGGAGATAAGCAGCTCCACGATTCCTGCCGCGTCTTCCCGGACGGCTCTGGCAGCTATGATCTTGCTATCGCGGCCGCGAAGGATTACATGACCAAGGGAAACGCCCTTGGCTCGAAGATGACGATTGCTCCCGGCAACGTCGATTATCTGTACCACGCAGTAATCGGTCTACTGGACGCGGGGTATCGGGCGATCAATCTGAACTGCGTTTACGAAAAGGGCTGGACGCTCGACCATGCGGCTACACTCTACACACAGCTCAAACGGCTCGCCGATTTCGTCCTGCTCTCGGACGAGCAGCCGTATCTGTCGATCTTCAGCGAAAGCGTCGGCCATCCGCTTCCGGAGGACGATAATCAGAACTGGTGCGGCGGTACGGGGCTTATGCTGGCGGTTGACTGCGATGGCCTGTTCTTCCCGTGCCTGCGCTACATGGGAACCTCCCTCGGCCATGAGCAGCGGCCCTATGCCATCGGCGATCTGGAACACGGCATCAACGTTCTTCCGGAACATCGGGCGCGGGTGGCAGAAATGGCCGCAGTCACGCGGCGCAGCCAGTCCACCGACGAATGCTTTGCGTGCCCGATCGCGTCCGGCTGCTCTTGGTGCAGCGCGTACAACTACCAATGCACAGGGACTCCGGATAAGCGCGTGACGTACATCTGCCCGATGCACAAGGCCCGCGTCCTGGCGAACGCCTACTACTGGAACAAGCTGCACCGCAGGCAGGGCGAGAGGACACGGTATCGGCTGGATATTCCCGACGATTGGGCGCTTGAGATCATCTCAGATGCAGAGCTGGAAATGCTCAAATCTCTATCCAAGGAGGGCTGATTATGGCATATATCGAGGCTGAACGCTTCGCGGCTCTGAAAGCGCGTGTCAAGGCCGAGTGCCTGCGGCGCTGCCATACCGGATCTGTTGCGGAATACGGCGGCGAAAAATACGAATACACGAACAGCCCCACCGAAGATCACACCGTCGACGTGGAGCATTATGAGAAGCTGGCGCTTCCGCTGTCGAAGATCCACAGCGAGAAAGTGCCGAGCCTTGACGGCCGCAGAATCGTGTTTGACGAGGACATCACCGAGTTTGAAGCGGCGTTGACGCTCTTTGAAACACGCCCCATGACGGACAAGACGCGGGGTGACTGTGAAACGTCCTGCACGGGAGCTTGCTACACCGGCTGTTCTGGAGACTGCACAGGCGGCTGCGAAACGACGTGCTCCGGAGAATGTCAAGGTTCCTGCACGGGCTGCGGAAGCGGCTGTGCGAACACCTGCGAAGGCTCCTGCTCTGGCGGCTGTTACGGCTGCGGCGGCAACTGCACGGGCGGCTGCTCTGGCTCCTGTGATGGTAGCTGCTCTGGTTGCTCCGGTTCCTGCTCTGGCGGCTGTTCCAGCAGTTGTTCTGGCGGCTGCAAATCGTCCTGCACAGTGACCTGCGGCAACACTGGCTGCGTCGGCTCGTGCCTTGGTCTCTGCTCTGCCGGCTGCACGACCTCGTGCCAGACGTCCTGCGGCTATTGCGGGACAAACTGCACAGCCGTATCGAAGTAAGGAGGTAGCCCTTTGGAAATTGCAAGTAAATACGAAATCGCTGCGGCGAACCTCGCAATCGCTTTGCAGACGGACACGGTTTCCGTCGAGCAGCGAAGTGAGCTGCGAGCGGCAATCGGCAGCAGCATCGACAAACTCGTCGACGCGCTCAACATGATTATCGTCTGCTACAACAAGCGAATGTACGCTGGCGAGATCGCGCCCGAAAAAGCCGCAAAGTGCGTCAAGGCAGAATACGCCGCCATCGGCCTTTCCAACGTGGTCGCATACGATTATTTCTCCGCGGCGGTCGGCGCGTTCTTCACGCGCAAAACCCTGATGGCGCTGTCGACCGATGAAAAGCTCGCGTGGGTGAAAACAATCTTCGAGCAGAACGAACGCTGCGGCTGTCAGCGCGTCAAAGACGCTCTGTTCATCTACTGCTTGCGGCTGCTGTCTCACATGGGCATCGTCACGGCGGATCTCTCTTTCACGAACCTTGTCATGCGTGAGATCAACGCCATCACGGAAGACCGAAAGAACGCCGCGATCATGCCGCAGGCGCTCGTCACAGAATTGTAAGGGGTGATCGTATGGCAGTAGAAAACGTAAATTCCAAGCCGATTGCCGCCTCTGCGGCGATTGCCGACTTTATCCTCGCATCGATCGGCGGCAAGGTACGCCGTGTTCCGATCAGCACCCTTGCTGAAACGCTCACCGACACCGAAGTTGAGCTTATCAGCGCCGCTGCGTCCGCGCTGGTGTCGGCTGCGGGCAGAGCCTGCTATATCGGCGAAAATGAAAACTGGTACGTGTGGGATGGCGCACAGGGCGCATTTATCGATTCAGGCTATCCATCGCGCGGCACACAGGGCAATCCTGGCGTAATCTTTACGCCACACGTGACCGACGCCGGTATTCTGAGCTGGACGAACGACGGCGGTCTTCCGAATCCGGAGCCCGTGAGCCTACTCGGACCCGCGGGCGGTGTAACTTCGTTCAATAACCGCTCCGGTGCAGTTGCTCCGAAAAACGGCGACTATACCGCAGAGATGGTCGGAGCGGAAGAGAAAGACGCCGTCAAGAATCACAACGAGTCCGAGGCCGCACACAAAGCCCTGTTCGATGCGAAACTGAATACGGACGGCGACGGCGGCACTCTGAAACCCACCTTCACGCAGTCCGCGACGCGAACGCAGCTCGAATCCGGCTCGGAGCTGAAAGTGCTGCTTGGTCGGATTATGAAGTGGCTGTCAGACCTCGGCTCTGCGGCATTCAAGGACAGCAGCAACTTTGAATCCGCAGGCGCTGGCGCTACAGCGGTTACCTCGCACAATGCCGCCGCGCAGGCCCACGCAGATCTGTTTTCCAAGAAAAGCGGCAAGGCTGTTTCGTTCACGCTGCCGCTGCCGGTCAACGGCTGGTCGAATCTTGCGCAGACGCTGGAAGACGCACGGTTTCTGGAATCCGGTTATGCCTACATCGTGACGCCGGTTTCCGCAAGCCTTACGGCGTGGGGCGACGCTGGCGTGAAAGTGGGAGACATCACTGAGAACGGAAAAATGCCGTTCACCTGCACCGATACGCCGACAAGCGCAATCTCGGTAAACATTCTCAGAGCGGAGGTCTCACAATGAGCAAGGTATTTCAGATGATCGGCGGGAGCGGTGGCGGTATCAAGCTCGCGTCTATTGAGATCACAACGCCGCCTACAAAGACCGCATACAAGGCTGGTGAGCCGTTTTCTATGGCGGGCATGGTGGTCAAAGCGACATATTCCAACGGCGCCACGCTGATTGCAACAGGCGTATCGGTCGAGCCAAGCGGCGGTCTGGAAGCAGGTCGCACCAGCGTCACCATCCGATACACGGAGGGCGGCGTATCCTGCACCGCAACACAGGCGATCACAGTCACCAAGACGAATGTGACCGTGCCGAGCCAGAGCGGAAGCCTGACCTATTCGGGCGGCTCGCAAAGCCCGGCATGGTACAACTACGATACGACGAAAATGACGCTCGGCGGCACGACCAGCGGCACGAACGCCGGCAATTACAGCGCGAAGTTTACGCTGAAAGACACAGCCCTCTATCAGTGGGCAGACGGCTCGACCGCGCCGAAAACCGTATCGTGGAAGATCGGCAAGGCAGATGGCTCACTGACGCTCAGCAAGACTTCGATCAAGCTGGAAGACGGAAAGCTGACAGATTCTTTCACGGTCACACGGCTTGGCACAGGAACAATCACAGCCGTGTCCAACCGCCCCGATATTGCCAGTGTTTCCATTTCGGGAAATATTGTGACCGTCCACAGCGTCGATGAAAACTCCGGCACGGTTACGATCACGGTTTCCGTTGCCAGCGACACGAACTACAACGCGCCGGCAAGCAAGACCTGCACCGTGTCGTGCGTGTTCGTGACAATCTTCGGCGTCTGCTGGACGTACAGCAACTCCTCTCCGGCTCTTTCCCGCCTGACGCCGAGCAACGACCCGAACGGCTATGTCAATGCCGCCGTGTCCTCGGAGCCGAGCGCTGCCATCGGCACAGGCGCTGGCAGCTCTCCATTCGACGCATTCATGCCGTGGCAAGGCATGGAGGAATACAACATCATCAACGGCGCGGTGTCGTACAAGAAAGGTCAGTCCGGATTCTCCCGCACGTCCTACGATACGATGGTCTTTATCCCTGAGTTTTACTACAAGATCGTCTATAACAGCAGCCAGAGCAAGATCTATTACTACGTTGCAAACGCGCCGTTCACCGGCTTTGCCAAGCACCCCGGTTCCGGTCGCTATGTTGGACGATACAATACGATCTCCGGCTATGCTTCCAAATCTGGTGCAAATCCACTGACAAACATCACACGCGCCACAGCCCGCACAAACTCCCGGAAAAAGGGCAGCAAGTGGCAGCAGTACGATTATGCGTCGTGGTGCGCGGTCTGGCTGCTCTATCTCGTCGAGTATGCAAACTGGGACAGCCAGAGCAAAATCGGCAACGGTATTGTCGGCAATTCCTCGCTGCAGAAGACGGGTACGACGGACAGCATGACCTACCACACCGGCACGGTCGCTTCCGCCAGGACAGGCTATGGCGGCGTACAGTATCGCGGCATTGAAAACCCGTGGGGCAATGTCTATGACTGGATTGACGGCATCAACTTCAACAACCGCGCGGCTTATATCTGCACCGATCCGTCGAAGTACGCAGACGATACGTCCACCAACTACACGGCGGCTGGGCTCAGCCTGCCGAGCAGCGGCAATATCAAAACGCTCGGAAACTGCACGGCCCTCCCATGGGCATTTATTCCGACGGGAACCGGTGGCAGCGGCACGACCTACGTGCCAGACTACGTGAACTCGGATTCTGGCTGGTGTGTTCTCTGCGTCGGCGGCTGCTACGGGAATGATGCTGCGGTCTGCGGCCTGTTCTTTTTCCTTGGCAACTACAATTCGTCCAACGCGTACTCGGACATCGGCGCGCGCCTCCTTTACGTCCCCTAATGGGGGACCGGGGGCCGCAGCCCCCGTGGGCTTCCGCTTTCAGAGCGGCACGTCTTACGCCCTGGCGCGGCAGCGCCATTCTCTATATATCCGCGCGAAGCGCGGCGCGTATATTTTTTCAAAATAACGCATTTCGTTATTTTCTCCCGTTTTCAGACCTTCCCAGCGCATAGACAGTATAATTCTCGACGGGATTGTCTGCGCAGCTTGTGCGGTGCTTTGGGCTTCACGTGAACTCGAATTCTGGCTGGTGTGTTCTCTGCGTCGGCGGCTACTACAGGAATGATGCTGCGAACTGCGGCCTGTTCTTTTTCAATGGCAACTACAATTCGTCCAACGCGAACTCGAACATCGGCGCGCGCCTACTTGTTTGTATGCTCCATTTTTTGCGCAGGCTCTCCCTCACCGCTTGGTGGAAATATTGCCGCTACAGGACGGGCTCTAGTACGACCGCAAGGTATCTGGAAAGACCCCGATGGCAAACAAGGAGCGAGGCAAATGCCAAAAAGAAAAGGATTCCTGTATGAATGGATGTGTGACAAAGAACACATCCGCGAAGCCATTGTGTTTGGCGCGAAAGACAAACACGATCGGCGCGACGTAAGGAGGGTGCTGGCCGACGTGGACGGCTACACGGACCGCGTCTATGATCTTCTGCAGACGCAGACTTTCGCCCCAGCCCAGCCGAAGAAGCGCAAGATCTTCGACAACAGCAGCCGAAAGTGGAGAGAGATCGAATACGTTCCGTTCTTCCCCGACGGCATCGTCCACACGTTGATGGTCTTGGCGGCGGCGCCGGTCTTCCTGCGCGGGATGAATTACTGGTGCTGCGCATCAGTACCGGGGCGCGGCGGAAAGCACGCGCTTCGGCGCTGCAAGCGTGTCATTCACCACGACAAAAAAGGAAGCCGGTACGTCTGCAAAATGGACGTTCACCACTTCTACCATTCTGTCGACCGCCGCAAGCTGATCTGGATGCTGGCGCACAAGATCAAGGACAAGAAGTATCTAAAGCTGACGTGGGAGATCCTGCAAACCTGCGAACAGGGGCTGGCCATTGGCTTTTTCATCTGCCAGTGGCTCGCAAATTTCTATCTGGAATCGCTCGATCGTTACATCACGACGCTCGACGGTGTGAAGTACAGCGTGCGATACATGGATGATATTGTCCTCTTTGGCCCGAACAAAAAGAAGCTGCACCGTGCGCGGAAAGCGATTGCCGAGTATCTGCAAAAGCGGCTGCGGCTGCAGATGAAGGGCAACTGGCAGGTGTTCCCTTTGAAAGTGCGGCCGCTGGATTACGTCGGGTATCGCTTTTACCGCGATTATACTACCATGCGCCGAAAAAACTTCCTGCGCTTTACGCGCCAATGCCGCAAGGTGCGCAAGAAGATCGAGCGTCACCAGCAGATCGCGCATCGGACGGCATCGGGGCTTTTGAGCCGGATCGGCCAGCTCAAGCACTGTGATTCTGTTATGGCGCGGAAAAAGTATGTTGACCCTATCGGGGTACGAATCTTGAAGGAGGTTGTGCGAAATGAAAGTAAGAGGCGACAATGCGCCGGTAAATGCGTTCTCGCTGGAGGAGCAGCCTGACAAGCCCGGCTACTGCCTTGTGCGGTTCTATGAGAACGTAGCTCCGTTCTCGGAAACGCAGGGCGAGTTGACAGTCTCAGGCTTTGAGTACGACGAATACCATCTGGAGCTTCCGTTCTATGACGGGATCTACGATGATATTCTCGGCAGCTTCGACGGCTATTTCGCGCAGGCGAAGCTGGCCGAAGCCGAAAAGGAGACCATTCCGAAGCTGAAACAGCAGGTAAGCGACCTGCAAAGCGTCAATGAAGGACTGTCCGCACAGATCACGCAGGCGCAGCTTGCGCTCTGTGACGTCTATGAGCTTGTGATCGGAGGTTGATGGATATGGCGAAAGTGTATGCCGAGCTGATTCGAAAGGGGCTGAAAACACTTGATGATGTGCCGGAACGACTGCGCGAGGAAGTCCGGCGTATCCTTGAAGAAGATGAGGTCGAGGGCGTATGAAGCGCCTTCGACTTTTTCTTTTGACCATTCTGTGTGGAAAGGAGGTCGCTGATATGGCAGTCGTGTATGCGACGTTGATCGTCAAGGGCAAAAAGACGCTCGACCAGGTGCCGGCTCTCATCAAGCCGCAGGTCGAGGAAATCCTGAAGGATCTCGAAGTAGAGATCTGACACGCAGCAGGAGGGGCGGCACGGTCTGCCTCTCCTGCATTTTGCAAGTAGAGGTGAAAGTGATTATGACAATCAACGCTGGCGAGTTTCTGATCGCGTTTGTCGCGGCTATGGGGATTCCGTCCGCCATCATGGGCCTTATCGTCTGGAAACTGGAACGGAAAATTGCGGCGCGTGATAAGCGCGCCGAAGAGCAGGATGAAGCGCAGAAAGACTTCTTTCTGCTCATGGTGCAGAGTACAGGCGCAGCAATCGCGCTCGGCGAAGCAACCGCCAAGGCAGTACAGCGCATTCCAGACGCGAACTGCAACGGCGATATGCACGATGCTCTGAACTACGCAGCCAACATCAAGCATAAGCAGAAGGATTTTTTGACAAAGCAGGGTATTCACGCCCTGTATGACTAAGGAGGAACACGATTCATGGAATACAACATTACCACCATCATTCAGGCGGTATTTGCGCTGATCGCAGCAGTCATTACCGTCATTGTCATTCCGTACATCAAGAGCAAGACCACAGCCCAGCAGCAGGCAGAAATCAACGCATGGGTGAAGATTGCCGTATCTGCCGCAGAGCAGATTTACAACGGCTCCGGTCGCGGTCCTGAGAAGAAAGCGTATGTCTTGGAATGGCTCAAGCAGCGCGGCATTACGGTTGACGAAGCCAAACTGGACGCTATGATCGAGTCCGCCGTTTATGAATTGAAAAGCGGCGTTTTGGCTGTCGGTGAGCTTTCGACCTCCGGGGGCGACGAAACATGAGCGTACGCATCGGGCAGGCGTCGCTCGGCGAAACTGGCGCTCATGGGCAGAAGCCCGGCAATCAGACCGGACGCGAATTAAACTTCGCGTATTGGTACGCTGGAAGCTGGCTCGGCGTTCTCCGGTTCAAAGATTGCAGGAAATCCGAGCTGGCCGCGCGGGCCTGCGAAGCTGGCGTCGGCAACAAGAACATCGGCTACGATCAGGACGGCCGCAACACAGCCTATGCCGCTGCGGAGGCCGTAGGCTTCATTCTCGGCAAGATTGACAAGCCCGTGGAAACGGATTGCAGCGCGTTTATGATGCTCTGCGCAATTTCTGCTGGCGTCGATGCGCTGAAAGAAACCTACCGCAAACAGGGCAACTCCTGCACGACCTACTGCATGATGCGCTGCTTCCCTGCGACGGGAGAATTTGAACTGCTGACTGACCGGAAGTACCTGACATCTGACGCCTACCTGCGCCGGGGCGATATTCTGGTATCGTCCGGGCATACGGTCATGGTGTTGGAAAACGGAGAAAAGGAGGACGACGATATGGACAAGGCAACCTTCACAGAGCTTTTCCGCGAAATGCGGAAAGATCTTCAGGATAATGACTGCAGCGATTGGAGCGAAGCTGCTCGCCAGTGGGCAGTCAACAACGGCATCGTGCAGGGCGGCGCACCGCTGCCCGACGGCTCCGCGAACTTCATGTGGCAGGACATGATGACGCGCGAGCAGCTCGTCACGGTTCTTTACCGCTTCGCGCAGAAGCTCGGCATGATCTGATGGCTCAGAAAAAGCGCAGGAGAAAGAAGCTGGACACGAGCAAACTCGTCTGCTTCCTGCTGGTCGGGTCTGGCTTGCTTATCACGCAGGAATGTATTTACCTGATGCGCCTGTGCATCAAGTCCAACTATATGGCTTCTGCCGCTTGGTTGACAGCCGCGCTCAGTCTGGCGCAGGTTATCATCATCACGGGCGGCAAGTGCTATTTTGAGCTGGTCAAGTCTGACCACAAGCGTGGCGGCATCACGTTTGAAGCCGCCAAGGCAAACGGCTTTCAGGAGCAGGACGCATCGGACAACGTGGACAGCGCCTTTATCTGAACACACGAACAAACCCCTCGCATGGCAGAAGTGTCATGTGAGGGGTTTTCTTTTTTGCGCGGCTCTGGCGGCTCGCTACGCCGTTTTTATATCTGCCCATTGATTCTCTCGTCGCTTTGCGCTGCCTAAACTTGCAAGTCCAGCAGCGACGCGACAGATGGGCTTCGGCGGCAACTAACGTTTCTTACGCACGCGAACGCGCTTCTTTGTGTTCCACTCGGCAATTACCGCGCTGATCCTGTCGGCGAGGAAATAGCTTCGTGAGCAGATCATGCGGTCGATACAGGCTATTTCTTCTTGCGATAAACTTCGCAAGGCATCGACCGCTTTGTATGACAGCCCCAGCTCATCCGCAGCAGCAGGAGTTCTTTCTGGTGCGCCCGTTAATCCGAGCAGCCAGTCAGATGATACACCGAAAAACTCAGACAGCCTTGCAAGGTACTCTGTTTTCAGATCGCGTGTACCGTTTTCCCATTGTGTGATAGTCTCCCGGCGAACGACCAAGCCGAGCTTTGCAAGCTCGTCGGACAGAGCTTTTTGAGATAGACCGCGAGCTTCGCGGAGAAAGGTGATTCGTTCCCCGACTGCTTTTCTGGTTACAAACCTATCTTTGCCGCTAGGAGCAGATTCTTGATTGTCCACTTTTTTGATGCCTCCTATTCTTCAATGGCTCAGAACGGCCATGTGTCACGCTCCGGAACAAACTCAATGATAGTATTCTCTGGGATTGGGTCACACGGTTCGCCATCAAAAGCGTTGCCCTGCTTCGTGCAGATGTCGGCCGGTCGGCTCTTGCGCGGATCGACGTCAACATACAGTCTTCCGTCGCACTCATACACGGGACGATCCCAGCTATCACGTCCCAATAAGCGAAGCGTCAGCTTCGGTGCGGCACGAAACTCTTCGTAGCTCATGTTTCCTGCTGCTTTCATTACGGAGCTGGCTGCTGCCAGCTCCTCGGGTGTCCAGTCTCTGCTCATGCTCAATAATCCTCCTCAATACATTCGTCCGCTTCGGTGTAATATGCTCCGTCGTAGCCTTTTCCCATAACCTTGTCGTAGCAATCGAAGCAGACCAACCGGTAAGTAATGCCGTGGCAGTCTCGTGTAAAAGTCATGTCCTCTCGCAGAAACTCACCCCTGCAGACAGGGCATTCGATCTTCCGCGCTTTCTCCCACCCGGCGTCTTCCAGATCGTCGAAGCCGTTCCAGACGTCCTCCATGACGATCTGCTTTTCATCGTTCACGATGAGACCTGCAGCATCCTCGCCGTAAAGCTCACTTTCAAGCAGGAACAGGTGCGCGGTGAGCGTTTCCGGTTTGCCGTCCACGTCCGGGGTAATCTGAAAATCGCCCTCGTCAATGACATACCACGTTCCCTCGTGACCGGCGATCTCGATGCCGTCGCTATTCCAGCTCAGCATACGCCACAACTCCGGTTCTTTTGTGATTGCCCACACGTTGAGCGAATTCTGCTTATGCGCAAAATCTTCGAGAGCTTCAACCGTTCCGCAGGTGTCGCAGATGTAGCAGCCAATGCGGCGGCTGAGGGCGTTGTGTGTGACGCTCTCTGCGTCCATCGTCATCTTCCCGCAGCGGGGACACGCGAAGTGTCCACCCGGCTGCTTTTGGGCAAAGCGTTCGATCAATGTCTTTGCCGGCTTATCGATCATCAGTCCCATGCTCTGAGCCTCCTTACCACTCTTGCCCCTCAAAGTCTTCCAGCGCATTCAGCGCGGCAAAGTGTTCGCGCATAAATTTGCCCGCATCTTCGTCCTGCCGATTTATCAGTTCCTCATCTGCACCGTTTTCTTCGTATTCGCGTTGAAGCCGTCTGGAGTTCTCGTAGACTTCTTTGCGCTTACGCTCATCCTCAATCAAGAGCGCGTGAATGTATTCCAACGTTTTGATCGTCATAAGGCTTTCTCCTTTCACTCGATAGCAGCTTCGATGCTGCTGATAGCTTCTTCCAAACTGTCCACAGCACTGGAAAGATTGTCACAGGCTTCGTCGGCTTTTTCGTAGCGTTCGCTTTCCTGCATATTCTCCGGGATATTGTCCCGGTATTCTTCTTCTTCAGCCTGAAGGTCTTCGAGGCTGCCTTTCAACTCCTCCAACTGGTCAATGATGGCCTGCAAATTTTTACGGCGAACCTTATTCATCGTCGTTATCCTCCCCATAGTTTTCTTCAAAGCGACCTTCAACAATGCCGCCGTAGGTGTAGCCGTTGTCGAAGCTCAGATAGATTGGCGTATCTTCATCGTACTGTGCGAGGAAGTTTATCAGCTCGCCAGCGGTCATCGTTCGATTGATCTGGTCGATACCGTAGCCTTCGCGGAAAGTGGAATAAATCAGCTTTTCCATGATGAACCTTTCTGCCCTCGTAACCTCCGGGGCGGGCGACGATTTAGCAGCAGTAGAAGCAAAGCTGGCCGTTGATAAATTCATACATGAAGCAGGCGCAGTCGAAGCGGATATAATTCCAGTCGCTAGACTCGTACACAGGAGCGCGGTCGAAGGTACCGGCCACGCGGAGACGGCGGTGCTTGTTGACCTCGTAAGTGTTGACTTCGTGCAGAATGTGAATCTTCTCAGGATCGAAGCCACACTCGTCAGCGATGAATTCCTTGGCTTCTTCGTCGGACATGACCTGTCCGCAGTTGGCAAGATGCTCGTACCGTTCCTGCGTCATGTTCGTGCCGCTGCCGTCGCAGGGCTTCCACTCAAGCTCACGATCCAGATCGGCGTTCAGCTCTGCGATCTGCTTCTCGCGGGCTTCCATCTCGGATTTGTGCTGCTTTTCCATCTCGACCAACTGGCTCTTGAGCTGCGCAATTTCTTCGGCTCTCGCCTTGTAGATTTTCTTTTCGCCGCCGTTCTTCACGAACGCCTTGCAGAATTCGTCTTTGTTGCCATTGAAGTCGTAGTAGGCTTTTTCAATCTTCGCATACTCGCTGGCGGTCGGCTCGAAGCCGGTGCGCTCGATAAACTCAGAAATCATCATTTTGTGTTCCTCCTTGATATTTTTGCCTTACTCGGTTATAATCAAGGTGGCCGGGGTAAGGCTCCCGGCTCACCTTTCGGGGTGTTTGAGTAGCGGGTCTGTGGAAGGGGCCGCTACTCTTTTTATTTACTCATCCATGATGCGCTTGACGCTTTCGCGGAGTTCTTCGAGCGTTTCGCACTTCTCGATGAGTTCGAGGATCGCTTTCAGCAGCGCCTCGGTGACGTTCACGTCGTTCATTCACCTCGCTCCTTTCAAAAAGCTGTTCGGCTTTGCCTTACATGCTTATATTACACTAATTCGTGTCATTTGTCAATATATAATTTACATTTTATCGTGAAATTTGCAAAAAAGTTTTTGACAATCGACACAGAATCGTGTATAGTGATGACAGGAGGCGATAGTATGGATATTTCAGTTGCAGAGAAGCTGCGCCTAATTATGAAACGGCAAAATATGACGATGGGCGAATTAGCCGAAGCGTCCGGGCAGACGCGCCAGAACCTGTCGAATAAGATGACTCGCGGCAACTTCACGGAAAAGGATATTGAGTCGCTGGCAAGCGCCCTGGGATGCAGCGTGAAGATCAGCTTCATTTTGCCAGACGGAACAGAAATTTAGGGAGGAACGCCATAGAGGTCTATACGATTCCCGCAAAAGGAGAAAGCCCGGACGCATGGTAAGCGTCCGGGCTTTGGGGAGCAAGTCAGCGTTTGGTATGTAATTCAAAGCCGGTCCGTGTCCGTACCCGCGGCTCACTATTCGGTATGCGGATAATCAGATCTTCGAGATCACAGTCCAGTGCTTCGCATATCAAATCCAGATGCTCAAGGTTGACACGCTCGGCGAATTCGTGGTAGTAGTCGTTGATGGTAGACGGACGTATTCCGGTTGCCCGAGCGAGATCAGCCTGCGTCCAGCGCCTTTCGCCGAGGCGCGTGGACAGTAAAATCCTAATCATAGCCATGCTCCTTTACGAGAAAATATAACAAGTATTTTCTCATTTTGCATGGAATCGTTAGGTTATAACGAACTTCGTTATAGAAAATAAAGCCGCTATGTGGAGAAATCCAGCATAGCGGCTTTTGCTATATCACGATAAAATAAGAGCGGGTGCATGGCTCAATAGAGCAGGAGGAAGAAATATGCCTAAAGATGATTTGGAAGTTAGATCGTATGCATATCAATGTACCGGTGAATCAGGCGAAGGATTTGTCCTTGCCTATTTCAACGGGAATCAGGAGGTTCCGGATGATACAATTCTGCATGATGGGAAGACATATCAGCGCGCGGAGCATCTCAGAATTGATTACGACTCCATCCCGGCCCATCAAAGAGACACTCTTGCCGAGATGGCGCTTGACCTAACGCGGCATGTGATGAATGACCCAGAGCTCAGAGCAAAATGCGATCAATTTGTCGAGTCTGCGAAGCACCGCAAGCGGAAAAAATGAACCACAACATGAACCACAAAACTTGATTTTAAGAGCCATGCACCTCAAATGAACCTCGATTTTTTATGTTTTTCTTTGCTCGGTTATATCAGAGTTTATCAAAAGAAAAAAGCCAGAAACCATTGCGGTTTCTGGCTTTTCTTGAAAACTCAACGCTTCGAGAACTGCGGAGCACGTCTCGCAGCTTTGAGACCGTACTTCTTTCTTTCCTTCATTCTCGGGTCGCGGGTCAGGAAACCGGCGGCCTTCAGAGCGGCGCGATATTCGGGGTTGACGCCCAGCAGCGCGCGGGCGACGCCGTGACGGATGGCGCCGGCCTGGCC